CACTAAAAACTCTTGTTGAGAGATTACAATATGGACGCGACCTATTAGTTAAGTTCTGGGATAAAGAAATAGAAATAGTAAGAAAGGCTATGGGATTTAGATATCGCGCCCACGTTCAGTTTGATCAAATGACATTATCAGACGAGGCAGCAGAAAAGAATCTTCTAATACAACTTGCTGACCGCGATATCATTAGTCAAGAGACTCTTCTTGAGAGATTTAAAGAGATTCCAGAAATTGAGAAGATTAGGCTTAAGAGAGAGGTTTCTGATCGCGCAGATGAATCTTACCCAAAGAAGGCTGGACCATATCACAGCCCACAACAAAAAGAAGCTTTAGAAAAAATTGGCCTACAGTCTGGAAAATTATTACCAAAAGATGTTGGTTTAAAAACTAGCGTCCCAACAGATGTTCTATTACAGCCTAAAGGCGCATCCCCGTTCGGTGGCGGCTCTCCAGCAAAACAGCCAGCACCACCAAACCAGAATGGCAGACCACCATTAAAACAAGATGAAGGTCCAAGAAAGAAACGCATTGATAATCCTAGATCAAAACCCGGAGTAGCAGAATTAATAGTATGGTCTGAAACTGCATGGGATAAATTATCTGATATATTAACCAACGCATATCTAAAATCAAATAATAAAAAAAATCTTAGACAGCTAACTAAAGCAGGGTTTAATAATCTTGAACAATTAAAAATAGATGTATTAACAAACCTAGAACTTTTTTCTGATGTAGATGAAACTACTATAGCAACTATATTATCTAATAATTCAACAACACCAAAAGACTTCTCTTTACTGTTAAAAGAGAACAATATTTCTATGGAAGATATGACTATAGATTCATATAGAAAGAGTGTCATTGGATTATATATTGAGCAAAAATTGACATAAAAACGTAGTTATATTACATTTTGTGTATAATGTCTTGAAAGGTAATATATGAAAATATTTCAACAAGAAATACTAGACGGCGTATCCGAAAAAATCAAGGCTGATACTACAGTCGCATATTGCGCCCCAGCAGTGGTGTGTGAAAAACATAACCACTCATCTGAATATATTGATAAAATTAAAGCTAGCGCAAATCCTAAACAAATTGATCTCTATTATATTAAATCTATATTAGTTTCTACTGGTTGGAATAAGAATGATGACGTTTTTCCACCAGAACAGACATGGGCAGCTAGAACAACTCCAGAAGATAAACAGTTTAATTTCATGCATAATGAAAACGATATAATCGGCCATATTACTGGCAGTTATGTTGTTGATAGAAATGGCAATGCTATAGCTGATACCGAAACTGTTCCACCAGAATTTGATATCATAACAGAAGCTGTTTTATATAATAGCTGGACTAATCCAGAAAATAGAAATAGAATGTCAAATATTATAGATGAAATTGAGCAAGGTAAGTGGTTTGTATCTATGGAATGTTTATTCGCCGGTTTTGATTACGCACTAATAGACGCACAAGGTAATCCAAAAGTAATTTCAAGAACCGAGCAATCCTCGTTCCTTACAAAACATCTTAGAGCTTACGGTGGAACTGGAGAATATGAAGGCTATAAAGTTGGAAGGGCTTTAAGAGATATTGCTTTTTCTGGCAAAGGTTTAGTTTCAAAACCAGCTAATCCAAGAAGTATTATTCTAGACGCTAGTAAAGCTTTCATCGAAAATATAAAAGACGATGTTAATATTAATCCTAAAGGAGAAATTCAAATGTCTGATACCAATGTAGAAACAGTGGTAGCTGAAGAGTCAGCACCAATTGTAACAACAAATGAGGCTACACCAGCGCAAGTTGAAGTAGTGCCAGAGAAGGACTATGCAGCAACAATCTCTGCACTTGAAGCTAGTCTCACAGAAAAAACAGAAGCTTTTAAGGCTCTTGAAGAGACACTAAAAGCTAACGAAATTGCTATTAAAGAGCTACAAGACGCAATCGCAGCTAAAGACGCAGAGATGATGAACATGAAGAAGAAAGAGAAAGACCGTATGCGCAAGGAAAAGCTTGTGTCATCTGGTTTTGAAGAGTCAGAAGCTGACGAATCTCTTTCATTTTATGATAATCTAGATGATTCTGCTTTCGATGCTATCGTTGCCATGTATAAGAAGAAAATGGGCAAGGGTGGCAAGAAGATGGAAGTCAAAGAGAATGTCACAAAGGATGAAGAAAATGAAAGTGCCAATCCTAAAGCATCAGTAACAGCTTCAGAAGAAAAGATCGAAGAAGTTGCTGAAACACTTTTTGATGGTGTTCATTCAACCGAAGCTGCTTTAGTCGATGCCTCTGATGTAAACGATGAACTTCATGCTACCAGAGCAAGTGTGGCTCAGTGGCTAACAGAAAACGTACTACGTAAGTGATTTAACAAGGAGAAATAAATTATGGCTCTAAAATCAGATAGATACGAACTTCAAACAGACATTAGTTTCTTCTACAATGATGGTGCCGTTACTCGCGGCGGCGTTGTTGTTCATGATACTACTGCCGGTTCTGGCGCTTCAATGGATCAAGGTGTAAACCTTGTGAAGTACACAACAGTGTCAGCTACAAATGTTCCCGTTGGTATTCTTCTTAACGACGTTGTTAACAAGGATCTAACCCGTACTCACCTTAATCAACACAAGGATGAAGTACAGAAGGGTGGCAAAGTCACTATTCTCCGTAAGGGTTACGTTGTTACCAATATGGTTACTGGCAGTCCCGCTGCTGGTGATCCCGCCTATGCCTGCACTGCTACCGCTGGTTACATCCGCAAGGATGCCGCAAGTGCCGCAGCTTCGGGTGCGTTACTTATTGGTCGCTTCCTTACTTCTAAGGATGCTGACGGTTATGCCAAAGTCGAAGTCAACCTACCCTGACCTAAATATATATAAAAGGAGAATTAAACATGCCAGAGAATAAAAGACCTAGTGACGAATTCATCGCTCTCCTACGCAAGTCAGGGGATGCCGATATCAACGTAGCTGCGGCTGCTCAACGTGAGTTTGCTAAAGCTCTAGAACTTCCTCTTCGTAAAGGCGTTCTAGTTGGAAATATCCTTGGCGATATTTTCGAAACCATCAATGTGGAAGCCGGTTCAACAACCGAATTCCCACTCGACCTAGTTTCTCCCGGCCTAGAAGGTGAGCATGTCGCTTACACCAATCCCGGCCACGGTAGAATTCCAGAGCGCAGTGTGGAAGGCGACTACGTGATGATTCCAACCTACACAATCGCTTCATCGGTTGACTATCTCCTTCGCTATGCCCGCGAAGCAAGATGGGACATCGTTGGTCGTGCCATGCAGGTAATGGAAGCTGGTTTTACAAAGAAGATGAACGATGACGGCTGGCACACTCTTCTCGCCGCTGGCGTTGACCGCAACATCCTCGTCTATGACGGTGATGCAACAGCCGGTCTATTCAGCAAGAGATTAGTATCTTTGATGCAGACCGTTATGCGCCGCAACAGCGGTGGTAACTCTGCTTCAATTGGTCGTGGCCGTCTAACAGACATGTATGTATCACCAGAAGCTCTAGAAGATATTCGTAATTGGGGTTTTGATCAAGTTGACGAGGTAACTCGTCGTGAGATCTACACCGCTCCAGCCGGTGGCGCTCCAATCACACGTATCTTTGGTGTTAACCTACGTGATCTTGATGAGCTTGGCGAAGGTCAAGAATATCAGTCATTCTTCACCAATCAACTAAGTGGTGCTGTACAGGGTAGCGATCTTGAACTTGTTGTTGGTCTTGACCTTTCAACAAGAGATAGTTTCGTAATGCCCGTCAAGGAGCAGCTACAGGTCTACGAAGACCCAAGTCTCCACCGTCAGCAACGCGCTGGTTACTATGGTTGGGCAGAGCTTGGCTTTGGTGTTCTAGACAACCGTAGAGTAATTCTTGGTTCGTTCTAATTAATAAAGCTATTTTATAGCTTTTGCGACTAGCCACCCTCATTGCTTTGGGGGTGGCTTTTTCGTGTATATACCATTAGATTGTAAGATTTGGACTTATTTCTTAGGAGAAAATTATGGCATCCATATCGGATTATCTTGAAGCTAAACTATTGAATCATATTTTTAGAAGTGAACAGTTTGTTAAACCATCTTCTATTTCAATCGCATTAACTAGCAGTGTGCCATTAGATTCTCAAACAGGATCTACATTGCCAGAGCTTCCAACTGGCGTTGTCAAGGGCGCTATAACTGTTAGTACTGGATATTCAAGAATAGATCTTGGATCACCATCCGGCGTTGGTGATTCGACATGGTTTGCTGTTGGCATAGATACAACCACACAATACTCTGTATTTAGCCAAGAACTAAACAATAGTGGTTATTTTTATCCAGTATATTTAACTCAGGGTAGCGCACAATCCGCTGATCCAAATGGAAACTTTAAAACATTTAGTTTCCCACAAACATATCCAAACGTTACATTCTATGCACCATCTGCCGCCATATCTGGTGGAGCAACAGATCCCGGTTTAGCTACATACGAAGGAAATGGATTTATTAAAAACCAAAATCAAATAATATTTAGTACAGCTTTGTCTGATTGGGGTTGGGTGTCTGGCGTTGCTATTATTGATAATTCTACATATGGTACTGGTAATATGTTAATGTATGCCGCACTTAAAAATCCAAGATATATATACACTGGCGATAATCTCAAGTTTGATCAAAGATCTCTTGAGATTAGCCTTAAGTAAGAAAGTACTAAAAAATGATTCTATCAAAGCCACAACTGGTAGAAAATATAGTTAGAGAGATATCAGATAATTCAACATCGCAAATTTCACCATATGATATTCGCCATAATCTTTTAGATATTATTGATTCTGTTCATTTATTAACAGGATCACAAAATTTAAAAGCAAAAAATTTTGATACTCCAGATACTAGATCTACCAAAGTTGGTAACTTTGCTCTAGACAAACTTGGTCTTGATGGATATTTTTCAGTAGATAATACTGCAATAGGATATTATGCACTCAATGCAAATTATCAAGGTGTTCACAATACTGCCATTGGTTCGAACGCATTAAGTTGCAACATCTATGGTGAAGACAATGCCGCTTTAGGTTATCATTCTCTAGCTGGCAATACTAATGGCTTTGGTAATGTTGGCATTGGAAGTTTTGCACTACATAATAATAGAATTGGAAATTTCAATATAGCTATCGGACATGGTGCTGGTTACTATGTTGATAGAGATACTAATAATAGATTATTTATTGCTTCTCATCCTATTGATGAAACCTTTTTATGTGGAAACCCAGAAGGTCTTGGTCTGGTCCCATTAATTCAAGGAGATATGTCTTCTGGTAATTTAAGAGTTGGTATTGCTGTTTCTGGATTGCATGAAGGAGCAACTCTACAGATCAGTGGTAATTTTCATCCATCAGATTCGTTAAAAACATTTGACATTGGACATAGCACATATAGATGGAGAAGTATTTATTTATCAAGATCTATTTACTTTACTAACGATGATTATATTACTTATGATGATACTAATAATAAATTTTTAATTAGTAATGATATAGTCGTAGCTGGCCCAGCATCTATTGGTGGCAGCGCTACAATAAGTGGAAATTTATTAGCAACCGGACACGCCAATATTGGATCATATGCCAATATAAATGGTGATCTTGTTGTGAGTGGTGATGCAAGCGTCAGTGGTCATTTAACGCCAAGAGTTCATAAATTATTTGACTTAGGCGAACTAGATAGACAGTGGCTCAATACTTATACTGGAAATATTTATGTCAGCGGTATTGGTAGATTCAAAAGATTTGAAGCCGTTGAGCAATCGCACTATTTACATAAAACAATTAACTTAGCATCCAGTGGCTATTTAAATGTTATCGACGGTGGTGGCCCAAATGGTCTTTATGATTATTACACCCCAAATGAAGAAACTGTTATACCAAGTGGATATTTATTGGATGAAGAATTGAATGGCGCTGGATTTAATGCCAGATCAAGAGGTATAGACTACGAAAGAACTTATGAATTTATTTTTAGATCACAAGACAGCTTACTAAATAATCTATCTATAGATAATATCTATTCTAGATCTTCTTGGCGTTCTAATATTAGCATATCTACCTCTGCTGGATGCCATGTAGAAACAGATAGAGTATTAAATAATTCATCAATAGGATTATTAACATACGACGATGGTCTTGGTTATTATGTCATAAGTGGTAAATTGTATTGTGCTAATCAACATAATATCTCTAGAAATTTGTTATCAGCTAGTGATGTAAATTTTATTGCTAACTCAGGCGAAACCGATCAGTATACTATATCATACGTCAGCCCAAACTCTGGCGTTAATATTAATCAAAGATTTTTGTCTAATACCTCTGGCATAACAATTGACGAAGATAATAATAAAGAAAATCTAACAGGATTTGAATTATCTTATGTTGCTGATTCAACTTTAGAAGCTCCAATGTTCTTCAATGAGCAAGTTGGTCAAAATCCTTCTAGATTTTTAGTTAAATCTTTTAATAATTCATCCTATGCAAAAAGGTCATTTACTTTATTACAAGATGCATCAGATGGATATGTTGGAATTAGTAATTTTGCATATGCAGATAATATGCTTCCAGATACAATATTAAACATTAGAAGTACTGGCAATGCAATCATTAGAGCCACGGCAGAAAATAACGATAATACAGTATCTGCTTTACAATTATTAGGCAAAGAAAATTGTTTAAAATATGGCGTTGAGTTTGAATATAGCATTTCTGGCAATCTGTTTAATATCAATACATATAATAATGAAAATAAACAAACGGCACTAAAAATTTCCAATAGCGGAAACAAAATTGGCATATTTTCTAGTGGCATACCGCATTCCATGCTAATGGTCGGCAGTTCCGGTAATTCAGAAGCCGTTGTAAGTCTATATCATTCATCTGGAATACCATCTGGACACGCTGGATATGCCAAAATATTTACTAAATCACAAAATGATGAAGCTAAATCATCTTCTTTAAATTTCTTAGATTCTAGCGGAAATTTATTTGAAGTAGTAATGAATTCTGTTGATCTAAATGGACAAAATATAGATAAACCTTTATTAGCAGATGATAATGGAAATACTTTCGGTGGGAGATTATCTCCAAATACTAAATCTGCTTTATCGACCTGTATAAGAAATACAACTTTAGGATATAGAGCATTATCTTATGTTAATGGTGGCAATAATAACACCGTTGTAGGATATGCCGCCGGAAGCGGTATCACAACTGGAAATAATAATGTCATACTAGGTTCTAATTCTGCTCAATCTTTAACTACTGGATCTAATAATATTATTATTGGATATAACTTAGCAAATACTTACACTGGTGGAACAAGCAATATCTTTATGCTTGGATCAGATAGTAATGTTCTTATGTCTGGAAATATACTTACAAAAAATACTTTCTTGCCAGAAGGTAAATTATCACTAATTAATAACTCTAATGAGAGTCTAAAATTACAAGCAAACACAATAGAGGTAGTAGATGGCGGTGGATCAAACTATCCAGACGTATCTCTATCATTTAAATTTACTGGAAATAGTACTGCTGAATTATTTAAATTAGATCACACTGCAAATCCAATCTCTAAGAGTGTAACTTACACATCTCCAGCAACAGCAAGACCATATGGCGAACTAAAAGGAGATTTAAGATTACTTGGCGCATTAAGATTTAGTGATGGATCTAAAGCTGTTGAGTCTGGTAGTTTCTTAGATGATATTACCCGTTTAAGTAATAGTGGGGTGGCTATTTCTGGAGCTTTATCTAATACTACTGCCGCCAACACAACGCTTAGAAATGATTTTGATAGTTTAATTATAGAGGGTTTTGCTCAAGAAAACATATCTGCCCCACCAAACGCAAGCACAGCGGCTACTGGAAGAATAAGGCAAAAAGTAAAGGTTGGTAATTCATGGCAAGACAAAACAGTGCCTCCCGGTCAAGACCCATACACAACCATCTATAATAGAGATCCATTCCTAAGAATAAACAAGAATGATTATGTAGTTGCTATAAGAGTAAATGGCGAATATAGACCAATGTGGGTAAGCTATTATAGCTAATTATAATGAGTGACGATTGTTTAAATGATAGTTGTTTTAGGCCGGTTGCGGCTGGGAAAAAACACGATCAATTTCTAGATGTACCAGACAGGCCATACTTGTCTTTAACTACATCGCCATCTCCAGCCACCACTACGGTCACGCCTACAACAACTACTGGATATCCACAAGATATTTTAGATATTATACATATCCCAACCAGTGGAAAACCATGCCCCGTGGTTTTAACAACTACAACAACTACAACAACTACTCAAAGCCCTATATACGCTATTGGTGGATTAAAAGCTAAATTTAATATGTCTAGTAGTTCATCAGAAACATTTGAATATGGAGATGTTAATATTTCTGTACCAATAACAAATGGAATAATTTTATCAAATATAGATTATAGTAATGTGGGGAACAATTATAGCTTTATCGCATTTGGTTATTTTAAACCGCCCATCAATGGTCCTTATAGATTTTATACTACTAGTAATTATAGAAGCGCTATATGGTTTGACACTTTAGCAAATTCTACATCTGGAAGAAATTCAACTAATGCTATAGTATATAATACTCTAATATCTAGTACAGATAATATAAACCAAAAAATTGCTTCAGCTTCTAGACCTTTATTG